ATACCAGTGATGACGGTTGGCGATTCTAGGATGGGAGCTCCGTTGCGGACAAAGGCAATGCGATACGAGGTAAACAGCAATACGTATGCTTGCTCGTTATTAAACTCAAACGGGATACCGCGCGCGTACTGACTTTCAAAGCCGTGCATCGGGCACACGAACTGAGTGCCGCTGCGGTTACTCGCGCCGCCCTCTTTGCGCGTGAAGAAGTTACGGCAGACGGCAAGCCCGCTTTGGTACTTTGCCTGATCGATGCGCGCCCACAGCGAAGGGGCTATTTCGCCACCAGCAAAAGTTATCTGCCGTAAGGTAGTCGCAGGACTAGCCATTATACCCGCCGTGGGCCGTAGTTGCCCCATGCGTCAGGCCAGCCAGCGCCACGCGCACGGATAGCGGCAGGAATATTCTTAGCGTTCATTTGTTCCTGCTGCGTGATGCCTTGCGCCCGCATGAGCGCTTGAGCTTTGAATTGCTGGGCCATTTGCAGCTTATCGTTGCCGACCTTAAATATCGGGGCGATACGCTCTGCAAGTTCGCCACTGACGGCATCGGCAAAGCAATTCGGCCATTCGCCCGGATCATCGGCGGTCGCGCTGTATTCTGCTGCTGCATTCTCCACGTCCGTGTAAATCAAGCGCCCAGTGTCGTCCTGGCCAAGCGTGAATGGAGTCGGCACGTAGTCAGGAAGCCCGGCGCTATCAGCGATGCGGCGGACGACAACACAGTTGATGGGATAGCGATAGGAAAACCGCCAGTCATCGTTTGGGTCCGCTTCAACTAAACCAAGAGCAACGCGGCGAGTCGTGAACGGCCATTTAAAGGACGACAGGATAAGATCCCGCGCCTCATGATAAGCGTCTTTGCACGCTTCCGCTCGGTGGTTTTCATCGTCTAAGCTGCTGATCTTTTGACCAATGCCAATTAGGCGTAGGGCGTTATTAGCCACGCGCACCGCATCAACTACGCTCACCGGAACCTCCTACAAAAAAACCCGGGGAATAAACATGCCCCGGGGTCACAGGCGGCGTCGCCGCAGTTAGCATGTCTAGAAGATTACTTGACGACGCTTTTTCTCTCTTGCGCTTTGCTGGCGACCTCGGCGGCTTTTTCCGCCTTCTTTTTTAGCGATTCGACTTTGGCGGTAGCCTCAGCCGCAGCGGCAATAGCCTTATCGGCCTCTTTCTTTGCGGCAGCCGCTTGGCGGTCCGCATCACTAGCATTGATGTGCCGCGCCAGAAGATCCTGGTCGGTCTCATCGCAAGTCTCTGCCCAATTAGGCAATCGACCGTCAATGAGATCACCAAGTGGGATTGCAATAACCGCCCCGCGTCGGATGCGCTTACCGTAGTGGTAAGCGTCCGCGCGCAGGCGAATCTTGATGGTATCAGCCATGAGTTGTTAGCCCTACGAGATACTGATGTTGTTGGGGTAGGCGCGCCATGCTTCGAGATCGGCGGCGTTCATAAGCACGGCAGTAATCGTAATTGATGGCGTAGTTCCGCCTGTCACAATTTGACAGCCTAAATAACGCTCTTGATCCAGAGCGCCCGGATCATATCGCATAAAGAACTTGTACCCAGCGACCAACTCAGAAGCGGGGACAGTCCGCAACAAGTGGATGCGTGGGCTGCCCAGAGCGGGGTCGCCATCGCTCACCAACTCGAATCGATATGTTTCATCGGTCGTGGTGAAGTCGGCGGCGACGTCAACGAAGAACGCAATCCCTTCGCATTCGCCGGTGCCGACCTTGCTAGCGGTAAGGCCAGTGTCGTATTTGTGAGTCGATACGGTGGTGGTTGCGGTGGAGATAGCCAACGCATCCATCAGCACCTGTTGATTGTCAATCAGCATGGGTTTATTCCTTGTTTTCCAGGTGTGATTAGATGGCGGTTTCGTTTTCAGAAATCGCGTCGGTCGTGTTGATCGGGATGCCACGGAACATCAACTTACGCTTGCCCTCTTCTTCGCCGATGTACAGATTGACGTTGGATTTGTTGTTTGCCTGGATGTCCAACATCATGCCGACCGTGCGAGAGACGTAGAATTGCAGATTGACGCCGCTATTGTCCAGGTTCGGAATGCGGTGCAGCATGCGGATCATGTTGCTGATAATTGGAATGCTCGCGCCGGTCGTATCAGCGGTCAGGGTAGCAATTTTGATCGAGCCAGCGCGGACTACGTAACGCCAGTCTTTAACGGCGAGGCCGCACTTCCATTGATAGTGGTCTTGGTAGGCGCGTAACTTACTTGCCCCTACGCCGGTGGCGTCGTTGACCGTTTGGAGGCCTAAAGATTCGTGCATCAAGCCAGCGGTTGAACCCTTGGGATAAATACCGAAGACGGTGTTTTCGCCATGGCCGACGAGCCAGATAGAGGCACAGCCAGTTGAGGAGCCACCAACGTCAATGATGTTATCGCCAGTGGTGCCAGCAGGGTCAGCGTAGCGAGGAGCTAAGCCAGTGAACTCTTCCTGAGCAAGCGAGGTATCGCCGTAGAAGAAGGTCTGGCTGAACTCTTGGTTCATGCCCTCAAATTGCGCGGTCGCTTCCGATAAACGGAACTCGTTGGTGTTACCGTTTAACTCGGCCAAGTCTTTATCAACTTCGCTCCACGCTTCGAGCATGCCGATGGAATCAACGATCTGACGCGTGGTGCTCTTGGTCGGAGTCACGCCTTGGTTGAAACGACGCCACGTGCTGCCCGGCAACGAAGTACGGACAACACTCAGGTGGCTAGTCGGCTGGTTCGATGGCTTCCAGCGAACATGATTTAGGATTGGGTTCTGTTGAGCCAAGAGTTCGGTAATGTCTGCAATCGTACCGTTAGGATCGAGACGCTTGTCGAAATCAAGTTTCGTGAGAACGGATGCGCCGAGAGTGGCCATGATAAGCTCCAAACGTCGTCACGACGCAACAGGAGGTGGATAGATGAGAAGGAAGGGCTAAAAGCTATTTGCTAGGAGCTCCAAACATGCGGTCGGCAAGCGAAGCTTTTGGCGGCGTCTGCGTGCCAGGGTTAACTACCTTGCCCTCTCTCAGCGAGTAACCTACCTTAGCAAGGAAGTTACGCACCTGTGGGACTAAGATTGCGTTGTCCTGAGACTCAAGGAATGAAGCTAACGCCTTACCTTCTTCCCCAGCGAACGCAAGGGCCTGCTGAATACGCTGGTTGCTTTCCTCGTATTTAGCACCGCCATAGACCGGATGGGCTTTGTTTTCGGCCTCAAACTTCGCTTGCGCTTGCGCGACCTCTTGCTTGATTGCGGCAACATCGGAGGCGTGAGCTTTAGCCGTCGCCTCGTAGTACTTGCTTGCCGTTGCCTGATCCCACCCCATTTCCTTGGCCAAGGCCTTGACCTCGCCAACGCGAGACTCGGGGAAGCCATCGATTGGTGCAAAGGTCAGTTCGGCAGCAGTGACAGGGGCTGAAGCCGCCGATGGCGACGACCCCGTAACTGGCTGTACGCTTGGCACAGCAGCGGGAGACGTTGGAGCAGGAGCAACAGCAGTCGGAGCAGAAACGGGAGCGGCAGCTTCGGTCATGACCTCAACCAATACCAAGAGCCACGGGATCGCAATAGGGTGTCTCGCGGGCTATTCTTCCGCCTGCTTTGTGGCGCGGTCCTGCATCGCCTCGCGAAGCATCAGCAAGTATCCCTCTTGGTCCAATGCCTCAACTTCACGCGCAAGATTTACGGCGTACGAGCGCCGCCCAGCGTTGACGTAATTTTGATTGACATTTTGCGTGTCTGTAGTATCGGCGTTAAGCCCGCACGATGCCAGTTCGGCGTAAATAAAACGGCGAAACTCACGTAGCTTCATCAGCCCGCGCACGTCAAGCGCACGACTGGCTACGGCTTGCCTTTGTGCTGCAATATCACGTTGAAGCTGAGCGTGGCGTTCGGCGCGGTTCATTATTGAGCCTTAATCGGCGACGTGATCCAGAACGCGCTGACCAAGCGGTCGCGGCAATGCAGTTCCCAATATAACGGGCGGCGATAAAAAGTAACAAGCTGGCA